GTCATGCCCTACAAAAGATGTATTTGGGTCTGACGATTCAACGTATCTCTTTTTAACCCAATGAGCACCTACACCTCCGGGGTTAGCAGTACATCTAAGATATGTTTTAATATCTGGGTTAGTTGTTCTTAGCCTTGATGCTAAGTAGTTCCAACCAAACTCTGTAGGTAAATGAGTTATCTCATCAAAACCTATCCAACTGTACGCTTGTCCTTGATAACGATAAACATCTGCATCTCGTTCCAAGAATCCAAATTCTATTTTAGCTCCACTTGGGAACTGCCATAACTTTTCTACTTCTTTAAACTTAGCACCTTTAAAGGCTCTAGGATAAAGTTCACGAGACTTATCTATAAGTTCTCTTAGTTCTGGCATAGACCTTCTAAGTATCAAAGCTCTGTGCTCTGTTACGTGGCAGTAACGCAATGGGTCTATTAACATTGCAAAACTTTTACCACCACCTGCTGCTCCACCGTATAATACGTCTTTTTCTCCAGCAGCAAGGAAATCTGTTTGAGGTCCTTCATTAGGCATAAATGCCACATAAGAACCTGTTTCATCTAAATGTTGTTGTATCTGGTCAGGTAACTCTTTGGTATCTGACTCTGTTAAAACATTAGATGTTAAAACTTTTTCTTCTTGTTGTACTTCCTTCTGAACTCTAGCTAAACTTCTTGTTAGCTTTTTAACCTTTTTACTTTTCTTGGTTAATTTATTTTTAGCCTGTAAAGCTAATTTTATATCTGACAATTCAGAATTTTTAGGTCTTCCCGGTTTTAAACGTGGACTACCATCTTTCTTTAGTATATAGCTTCCATCAGGGTTTGTCAAGTATTTTTTTGATTTATTTTTATCTTCGGTCATAAATCTTATCTACATGTTTTTTTAATCCGGGTCTTGACATTTTACGACCAGTCTCTGCTTCTAGCCAATCTACACCTATTCCAAGACTAATTTCTCCATGAAATACAGCTTCTGATACTTCTTGTAGTATACGCAGTTCTTCTTCAATAGGTTTTAAAAAAGTACTAGACTCATCATCTAGTTCATATCCAAAAGGAATTGTAGAAGAAGTTCTTCTTATATATTTGTCTGAGTCACTCATGTTACTTTTTTGCTGATTTAGCCTTAGTAGTCGTTGTACTCTTCTTTGTCTTTGTCTTTGTTGGTTTTTTAGTTTTTGTTTCACTAGGCATCATTTGTTTTACAATTTTATTAAGTCTACTTGATTTCATAAAATTATGTAAAAGCTGGACTTTCTGAGAAAACCATTGTTTACAACTCAGCATTTTTTCAGAAAGCCTCTTACGCATACTCAGCCTTACAGCTTTGTTATTTCTTTTTGTTACCATTTGTTTTCTCCGATTTTTTACCAAAAATCACTTCCCAGTTATCTTTATATTGTTGTGAGTAAACTCCGGGTCTAGGTCTTGCACCTTTACCTCCGTCACTCTTTCCGTAAATACTTTTTCTAAAAGTTACTTGATTACCATTATCATTTCCTATTTGTTTTCCCATATTACTCTGGTCCTTTATTATGGTTTCTATGTGCTAGTTTTTGTTCCCAGTCTTTGATAGCTTGTTTAATACTATCTTCTGCTAACACACTACAATGTAGTTTGATTGGTGGTAACTCTAAAGCCTCGGCAATATCTTTATCTTTGATAAGTTTTGCTTCAGCTATTGTTTTACCTTTTAACATATCTACAAACATAGTTGAGGATGCAATAGCACTTCCACAACCATATGTTTTAAACTTAACATCTTCTATAACGTCTTTGTTTAATTTAATTTGCAGCTTCATAACATCTCCACATGCAGGTGCTCCTGTCATGCCTGTAGCAACATTAGGGTCTTTAGGGTCAAACCTTCCAACAGCATGAGCTTCTGGATTGTTTAAAACACTTTCAAACCTATCTATTACTTTTTGAGAGTATGCCATCTACCACTTAACTTTGTCAGCCCAATAAGCTGCTGACATTTTTCCTTTTGCTATATTCTTTCCGTGCCTAGCTTTAAAAGATTTACGTTTAGCTTTCATACGAGCAGACTCACCTGCTTTAGGTTTACCTGCAGTACTAGCTCCTTTTTGTCCAAACCTAATAGTTTTAATCTTGCTTCCTTCTTTAGCTACAACTATATGTGATTTAGTTTTATGACTAGGAGTACGCTTAGGTTTGTTATATCCTGATACTCCAGCTCGTTTTAAACGTGAGTCTTTAGCTTTCCCACCTTTTTTATATTCTTCTCTCATCGTTTTTTACCTTTGTGTAATCCATGCTTAGCATGTTGTTTACCTTTTGCAGTAGCTGCTCGTTTCTTTTTATTAGCTGCTGCAAGTTTTTTACGACCTGCTGCAGTAGACTTTAACTTCTTAATAGTCTTAGAAGGTGCATAGACTTCTCCAGTTTCTGAAGACTTCTTACCACTAGCAGTTCTCCACTTTTGTTTGCCCCATCTTTTTAAAGACTTTTGAGACTTCTTAAGTGCCATTACTTATAGCCTCCACCAGCAGCCTTGTACTGTTTAGCTAACATCTGAGCTTTACGAGCAGACCATTGACCTGCTTTACCACCCTTTGTACCAGCCTTAATCTTATTAAACAATCGTTTACGCATTGTCGGCTTGGTATAGTTACCTGCTTTGTTTACTGTTGATTTCTTTTTTGCTGCCATAATTAATGTAAAATCTCCCCTGTAGATGAAGTCTGATAGTCACAACTACCTGACTTTTGTACTACAATAGTTTCTAGTTCTCCTACTAAAGTTAATCCGTTTGCTTCTGCTACTTTATCAGCTACTTCCATATTCTCTGCAACTATGTTAGGTCCGGCAAAAACCTTACCATAATAGTCTACTTCAGTCAGAAATATCTTCATACTCAGCATTCTCAATGTCAATGGGGGTCTTATCAGGCATAAGGAATATACCTCCACCCCCATTTATATTATGATTTACATCTACTCTTTCTACTCTACCCACACCAACTCTATCTAAAAGAGTCTGTGCTGCTGCTAATTTGTTATTAGCTTGTACAATAGGTTTCTTCGATTCCATAATTTCTACCAGTTTAAAGGCAGCTTTAGGTGCAGAGTTAGCAAGAACTTCTTGTGTAAGTTCTAGTATCTCAGACTTCAAGCCTTTAACTACATGATGGTAGTGACTTGAATACCCTGCAAGTTTTGCAGCTTCTTTAGCATCTCCTTGTGTTTCTACAAGGTGCTCAAGGAAAGACATTTGCTTATCAGTAAGCTGTCTTTTGGTATTTGTGTTATCTATGCTTGGAAGTATAGCCATGAATCTAGTATACATTCGTATTTTAAGATTGTCAAGTAAAATTTAGGACTTGACAAAATTGAAATCTATATGTATAATAACATTAGTGACCCACCGGGTCCAACCAGTATATTCATACTCATATTCCACTCGGAAGACTTCCAAAAGAAAACCCCTATATAGACTATAAGATTTATAAGTTTTAGAGTCGGGGCGTTAACTAGTTCTGGTTAATGATCAATCTGTAATATTTTGTGTAACCATCCTATAGATATATAGGTGGGGTGGGGTGGTCTCCTGCCTCCCCCTAGCTATCACTAACAAAAAACTCAAAACCACTAGTATCCCTAACTAGACAGCTTCAGGAGTCTTAGAAGCTAGTCGTTCCCTTTATATGGTCAATGACTTTGTAGTCTTTGAAGTCTTCTTTATATGCAGAAGCTGTCAAGCTTACCAAGTCCTGTAAGCCTTACTTGTAAAGCTTCCTAGAGCCATCTATAGCAAATGACCGAGGCTTACATTGAAAGCTTTAGAACCTGCTTGTCGCTGAAGCTTACAAAGTGTTTGAGTTTTTCTCCTATGTGATTGGTAATGCCAATGGGCGTTTGTAGGCTATCAGATGCAAACACCTAATCCTATAGCATACATCACTTCAAAAGCTAGGCAACTATGTAAGAAACTGGGTATAACTGTCTCATTGAGAGTCTATTAGTTTGTTTCATAGTCTCCTTTTCTTCTAGTTTACAAAAACATGTAGATTTTAAAGTTCAAATGTTTTAAACTTTTTATTCTAAAAACTTTAAAAACTTTTCATGCGTTGCAAGAAAACTCAAGCATTTGACCATATAAAATACTCCATGTTAATGTAGGTTTTTAAAAGGAGACTTATATGAAACAAGAAATACTAATAGACTTCTCAAACTCTGAGACAGTTATATTTCCCACAGTTTCTTTAGCACATAGTTACCTCTTAGCTTTGTTAAGAAGTGATG